GCTCCCTCTACAGATCTTCGGTGGTCGGTTCAGGTGACACCAGGATGCCGCACTCCCCGCAGCGTCTGCCCTGCTGGTGGGTTGCCTTGCACGCCCGCTGCCGGGCCCGCAACGCTACCTCGATGGTCCGTTCTGTCATGCCGGTGCGGGTGAGTTCGCGGTGGTCGGCCATAGCGTCGAGTGATGCGACGACGTCGTCGTCGAGTCTCATGCTCACAGGTGTCTTAGCCACGTCACACAGTCTGTCACACAAACTGTAGCGCTGTCGTCACCCCCGGCAGCGAGCCGCGGTCACCGACGTGCACGCCGCAACTTGGCGCGCAGCTCGGCGATCTTCGCGCGCTGCCTGTCGACCTTCCGCACCAGCCTCACCTTCTCGTCACGGGCGGCAGCCGTCGCCGCGGTCGCCGCGACAAGGCTGGTCTTCGTGGTCTCGAGCTCGGCGGACAGGTCGGTGACCACGGCGACGAGCTCGGACGGTGGGGTGTCGATGGTGATCATGATGAACGGCTGAGTGGAGTCGTCGGGGCTGTGGTCGTCGGTGGCGCCGGCGGCGGGGATGGTGGTGAAGATGAGCGCGAGCGCGGCGAGGATGGTGGCGATGGTGCGGTTCATGGTGGTGCTCCTGGTCTCGTCGGGGTTTGTCATGACACGCAGTCAACCACACGGTGTCATGACACGTCAAGCGGGGCCCGCGGCGGATCACACGCCACCGCCCCACCCCCATCGTCCAACAACACCCACGTCGCCCCCCACAACAACACCGGATACGTGTCCGGCTCCGCGATCCCCAACGCAGGCACCACATACCCCAACGCCCGAGCACGAGTAACACTCTCCGGCTGGTCCGTGATCTCCCCGTGACACAGCGTGCACAGGAACAGCAGGTTCGACAGCCGGTCCCCGCCGTCACGACGACGCTTCCGGTGATGCCGCTCAGCCGGCGGCCGGTCGCCGCACCGCTCACACAGCCCCCGCGACCGCGCCCACAACAGCATCGACGCCTCGTCCCACTCCTCCCGGTCGAACCGTGGCGCCTCCCGACGCCGGTTCCCTGGACGCTTCCGCCTCACCGTCGAACGCTTCACGACCGTGCTCCCTTCCACTGATGGTCGCCGACACGGGTGATCGCGCCAGCCTTCTCGCCTTCCTCGAGCAGCCGCTCAAGCCACGACCGGGCGTGCTCACCCGCCAACCTGACCGGCAGCAACGCGGCGAGGTCGCCGGGCCCGAACGGGTACGGCTGTGACGCCAACGTGAGGATCTCCCCGCGGGCGTACTCCTGCCACGCCACCACCCGCTCGTCGAGCTCGTGGCGTTTCTCCACCGGGGTCGGTTCGACCCGCGTCTTGCAGCACGGCAGGTAGCAGGCGAGAGGGCGACCGCAGGTCGGGGTCGGTGGTTCCGGGTGGCCGGCGACCCGGGCGGGGGTGTGGTCGGGGCACGCCCAGACGTTCATGTACTGCCGTCCCGGGGCGCCGCACGTCGAACAGCCGCGCACGTCAGTCGTCACGGCGTTCACCGCTGAACAGCGTCGCCTCGTGTTCGGCGATCGAACGGTCCCACAGGGTGCGGGCTCGTGACGGTCGCAGGCGCAGGACCGCGTACGCGACCGCGACGACCGCGGCGACCATCGCCCGGTCGGTGTCGCCCTGCCCGGCGAGGACGAGCGCGACGATCGACAACGCCCACGTCATGCCGGGTCCCCTTCGGTGTACCGGCGCAGCTCTTCGGTTCGGTCGCGGTACTCCTCGCCGGGCGTGAGGTCGGCCTCGCTCGCCGCGAGCTGCGACGGGCCTGCCGGGACGGGCCGTGCTGAGATCGGGGTGTGTGCCGGCGCGGGTGGCGGCAGGGGGTCGTCGAGCACCCGCCGGTCGTACACCTCGATCGCGTCGACGAGCGAGCGGCGCAACTGCAGCAGCCTGCCGGCGTCCATGCGGGCGATCGACAGGGCGCCGCCGACGCTCTCGTACACACGCTGTGCGACGGGGTGCAGTGCGCGGCGGCCGACGCCTTCGCGGCGGGCGACCTCGCGGACGTCGGTGAGTAGCGTGTCGGCGTCGGGGGCGAGCACGTTGCGTTGTTCGGCGACGACACGGCGGACGTCGCCCGGTGAGCACCACGGGGTGCCGCGGCGTGCGAGTCGTACGACCGCGGCGTGTGCTTCGTCGTAGGCGACGTCCGCGACGACGTGCCCCCACGCCCTGACGACGTTCTCGGGGTTGTCGTCGAACCGCTGAGCGGGGTACAGGGTACGGACCACGGACACGAGGCGGGCGCAGTCTTCGGCGTTCATAGCGACGGGTCATCTCCGAAGTCGGACCGGGGTCGACGAGCATCCTTGGCGGTGACCTCGCGGTGCACGCGCAGCTGTGACAGCGCCTCGCCGCACTCGACGACGAGCCGCTGCAGCTGCCGCTCGTCGAGTTGCGCGATCCTCGCCTGCCCGGTCTTCGTGTACACCACGAGCTCGGCGCGGACGTCGCCGCCGAGTGCCTGCCATGCGCCGCGGACGTGCACGCCGCCCAGGTCGACGCTGTTCGTGGTGCTCATCGCCTCACCTGCACCAGCATCGGCACACCCCACGAGGAGTCGGAGGCCCACTTCGATCGCGTGACGATCACCGGGCGTCCGGTCCTGCGAGCCAACTCGTGCGCGGACCAGAGCGCCTGCTCGATCCCGATCCTGATCTCGTCGTCAAGGTGGGTCCCGTACGGCGGCGCCTGCTCCGCGAGCGTCGGACCCCGATCTCCCGCACCGTCACACATGGCCGGCACGCCGGGCCTGCGGTGGATGTGCATGTCGTGTGGTTCGGCGACGTGGCACGGCTTCTCGATGATGTTCACGGTGTCCATGAGGTTGCTCCCTCGCTAGTTGGTGTCACACATTCTGTCACACGTCGGCGGCGAATGGGTCACCAGCCGCCGAGAAAGTGTCGGCCGCCAACGCCGACCACTGCCGCGCCCGCCGCGCAGCCACATGCCGCGGCTGCCGAGCCCGCAACACGAACGGCTCGATCGCGTTCGGGTTCGCGACCCGCTGCTCACCCAACTCCTGGGCGGCGGCAATCAGCTCGTCTCGCGGGTACGTCTCGCTGAGCTGCTTGAACCGTTGCGCGAGCCTCCCGACCGCCGACCGTCCGATCGGCTCCGTGCCGTACGCCTCACAGAACGCGGCGACGCACGCCTGCGCTGTCGGCCTCGGCGGTTCGGGGATGCGTTCGACCTCGAACATCGGCTCATCTGCTGACGGCTTCACGGCTTCGACCTCCTGCTCGGTCACGGCGTCGCGAAGCGACGTCGTGTTCTCTGGTTCATTGGCTCTGGTTCCGTGGCTCACGGGTGAGCCTTGGGTGGCTCGCGGGTGAGCCTTAGACCTTCTCGCTCTTGGCTCACCAGTGAGCCGAAGGCGATCAAGTGGGACGACGTGCATCTTGCGCGACCGGCGTCCCTCGCGCTCGATCGCGCCCACATTCTCAAGCTGAGACAGGGCGCGCTTCACAGTCGCCAGCGACAGCAGCGTCACGTCGACCAGCTCGGGATTCGACGGCCAACACCGGCCCGTCTTGCGGTGGGCGTAGTCGCACAACGCGACGTAGACCGCGACCGCGTTCGCGTCGACGAGCCTGACTAGCTCGATCGGCACTCTTGCGTACTGCATGGTGCTCCCTTCGGGTGGTGCGTCGGATCAGAGTACGCCCGACGCGCTGTCCGTTCCCGTCTCTCAGCGACGGACAGCGCGTCGGAGTCCTCTACCCCGTTCTCTCAGCCTCACGGCGGGCGGCATGCCACTCCACCAGCCAATCCCGGAACACGGGCGGCGGGTTGTCTGCGAGCCAGTCCGTGACCTCACGCCGGCCGCCGCGGCGTTCCTTTAGGCGCTCCGCCTCGATCACACCCGGGTAGTAGGACCGGTTCGTTTCCTCGAACCTGACCTCCCACCGCTCGCGGGCGGCACGGTACTCGACGAGCAGCGCGCCGATGGTCGCGACGGTCGCGAGCCCACCCTGCCGATCCTGGCACGGCTTGCACGCAGGCTGAATGTTCTCCCGCGCGTAGCTGCCGCCGCGCTCGATCCGGTCCACGCTCAACGACACGGCGTCGACAGTGCGTTCACACAGCACCGACAGACGTAGGTGGCACCTCGCCCGTTCGGGGCCAAGGTCGGTGTCGAAGTTCGCGAGCAGCCACGCACGGCGGCGGCGGCGATCTGCGTTGCTGCCGCGCCGGTCGACGTACCCCGGGCGGCTCACCGGCTCGCCTCCTCTGCCCCCAAGATAAGGCGCGCGAGCAACTCGTGGACATCCGCGACAGACTCGCACCCTGCAGTGTCGATCGCGTCGTCGACCGCCAAGAGTAGCTCTAGAGCGATCGTCGCCTGAACCTTCGTGCTGAACCGGTGACTCATTCGGTTGCCGCCTTCCGCTTCAAGTTGATCCGCCACGGGGTGCGGCTGTCGACGGTCTTCATCGGCACCGACACGCCCGCGAGCTGCGCCTGCACCACCAGCTCGTCGACGTCGATCACGTCTTCGCTCTTCGGCCTGTTCCCCGACCACGTCAGGGCGACGGTCGGGGAGTCGTATCTGATCCCGACGAGGCGCGACCGGGCCGCGTCCTTGTCGCGCTTCGCGGCAGCCTCGACGGCCTGCGCGCGAAAGTAGTCCTCGATCACACCCTCGACCTGCTCGTCGGTGGTGAACTTGGATTCGTGTGACCGGTCGTCGGGGGTGTTGTCGACGTCCCAGCACTCACGCCAGAACGGGCACCAGTCGCACGGGAACGCACCCAGCCGGGCGCCGGGGGCGCGGGGGATGTCGAACCCTCCGTCGATCATCTGCTCGAGCTGTGCGAGTTCGGACACCTTGGTGCGGGCGGTCTGTTCGTCGTACGCCCATTCGACGGTGTGGACGTCGCCGTTCTCACGGTTGACGTATTCGAGGCGCAGGCGGGTGATCGGCTTGTACCCGATGGGGGGCAAGTCCAGGTCGCCACGCATCCGGTCGGCGTCCTCGAGCCTGCGGTTCACGCCGAGGGCGTACGTCTCGACCTGCCCGACATTCTCAGGCTTCCCGCCGACCTTCACGACGTAGTCGAACGCCCGCCCACTGACCGTCTTCACATCGACGAGAACCCCGTCCTGTGACCACACGAGGTCGGCTGACCCGTCACGTTCGAGGCCGGGGATCTTCACCCGCGACTCGACCCACGCGTCAGGGTAGTTCGCGGCGATCCACTCGCCGAGGCCCTGCCAGAACAGGGTGCCCATCGTCGCGGCCCGGGTCTGTTCGACGGGCTCGCCGGGCTCGTGGCCACGGACCCGGTACGCGACCTGTCGCGGGCAGTTGCCGTAGTCGCTGGGCCCGACCCGCGGGTCACGGCCCACGTTGCGTGACTCCTCGTACTCGTCGATCAACTCACTGATGCTCTTCACTGATCTGCTCCCTTCTCGTCGCTTCCGTCTTCGATCCACGCGACCACGAGGATCGTCACGAACATCGCCGCCATGATCGCGCCGATCGCCAGCCAGCCGTGCACGTCAGTCCCCAGCCGGGGTGTCGCTCGACGCGGCGGTCGTGCCAAGCGGCTGCTCCAGCATCGCCTTCTCCCGAGCCTGCTGCACGTACGGGCGCAGAGCCAACACGAACCGGTACAGCTCGACGGTCGGGACCTTGTCCTCGTCGTCGAGGGCCGCGACCGCGCCGACACCGTGCGCGTCGCGCCACTTCTTCGTGACCTGCGCGCGACTCTGCCCGAGCGCCTCGCACCCCTCGTCGAGCTCGTGCATGATCGCCGGCCGTCCGAGTTCCTGGGCCTGCTGCACCATCAGGTCGACGGTCGCGTCGTGGTTGGCGTTCTGTGCGTGCTGCTGCTGTGACCCGCTAGGGATCTCCGGGGTGTCTTCGTCACCGTCCTGCAGCTCGCGGGTGGGGACCATGAACGTCTGCATGATCGCGTACTTGAACGCCCCAGCCATCGCCTTGTTGGTGGCCTTGTCGGCGACGTCGGCGCCTTCACCGGCAGCGACAGCGACGATCGTGGTGCCGTCCGGGCTGTGGAACGTGAACTCGACGAGCAGCTCGACGACACGCATCACGCCGATGATCTCGCCCTGGCGGTTGCGGCGGTCACGCTCGAAGCTGTCGCGGGTCAGGACCTTCGGGGTCATGATGACGCCGTGTCGGACGAGGGGGACGTGTAGGGCGTTCATGAACTCGTCGACGGGCCGGAACTTGTAGTGCTGTTCGCGGTTGTCGCCGGTCTTCCCGACGTGGTCCATGTCCCGCATGACGGCGCTCATCCGCTGCACGATGTTGCGGTCGTCGGTCTCGGTGGTTGCTCCCTGCTCGGTCATGCTCCCTTGCTCCTTTCGCTGTGCTCGCCCTGGGCGAGATCCTCCTTGATGTGTTCGATGAGCCGCTCGGTCATGCTGACGCCGCGGCCGTTGCACCAAGCGGCAAACCGCTCCCACAGGGAGTCGGCGACGCGCAGTGACCGGCGGGTCGTGCCTCGATTCGTTGTCATGACACAACCGTAGCACAACGTCATGACACCACGGTTTCGTCACGCCGTGTCACCCCAAACCACCCAACCATCAGGTATGCTCACCCGTGTCGGGTTGGTTGCTCCCTACTCGCGCCGAACGCCCCACCAACCTCCAGGTCGTGGGGCGTTCGTGCTGTCCAAGGAGTCGGCGGGCTACTCCCGATGTTCGGGCTTCGGTGCCGGCTGCGCCGCCAACGCGGACCCGGGGAGACGACGGAGGGCCTGCTCGACCTTCTCGATCGCGAGGATGCGGGTGATCGCGGCCGCGCAGGCGGTGACGATGACGCCGGCCGTGACGAGCCAGCCCGTGAACCGCTCGGGCAGGACCGGGCCGAGCTCGTCGACGAGGATCTGGATGATCGTCGGGAGGAGGACGATCGCGGAGATCCCGACCGCGACGGCGGTGCGGATCGTGGCGCGCCACGGCCGGCGGGTCTGGGTTGCCGTGTCCGGGCTGGGCTGCGGGGTGGTCATGGGTGGGCTCCTCTGTGTGTGGTGGTGTGTGCGATGCGCCAGATGTGGCGCCACGCGAGAGTGGCGACGAGGGCGCCGCCGATGAGGCCGCCAGCGAGGGCTGTCAGGGGTTCGACGGGGACCTCGACGCGCATCGGTCAGTCGTCCTCGACGAGCTCGCGGATGGCCTGCTTGACGGCAGCCTTGACCCGGGCAGTGGTGACGTCGGCCGGGTCGCGGGACAGCAGGTCGGCCACCCGGTCGGCGACGTCGTCGCTGATCGTGGCGGCCTTCGACGCCTGTCGGAGCATCTTGCGGGTGGTGCGGCCGTCGTTCTCCTTGACGGACCAGACGGCGTCTGCGATCTCCTGGGCGGTGGGCATGTCTTCCTCCGGGGGGTAGGGCCACACGGGCCGCGGGATGGGGTTGAGTCGGGGCCCGTCGTCGGGTCCGTTGTTCTTGAGGCCGTTGCGGCCGGCGAGGTACGCCACCTCCTGGCGTTGCGCAGACGGGTCCATGTACGGGTGACCGAGGGGGCCGCCGTGGATGTGGTGTGGCCACGGCCCCTGCGCGGGCGTGCGGTGCCACACGAAACCGCCTGCGAAACGCAACGCGAGCAGGCACACCAAGTGGCCGCACCATCGCAGGTCGACGGGCCCACCCAGGGCGTGGGTGTTGCCGCTGTTCGGGTCACCGCCACCAGCCTGGTAGGACCCCTGGGTGACGTCGAAGGTGTGGGCTATCGCGGGCCAGCTCTTGACGGTGATGTCTTCGGCGTGCTCGATCCACGCGATCGTGTACGCGTCGACGTTGGTGCGGCCACGCCACAACGGGCGAGCAAGCCTCGGATCGTTCACGGATGCTCCCTAGTCGTAGATCCCGGTAGGTCGGTGCGGCGGGCACGGACACAGCAAGGGTAGCGAGTGGCCCGCCTCATCGGTTGACCGTCCGAGCTCGGCGTGGCATGCCGTGAAGACGTGCTCCTCGTGCGCGCACATCCTGCACGACGGCTGCCGAGACAACGGCACGTCCACGACCTCACTCCTCACCCTGGTCTTTCGAGGGGGTTGGGTCCCTACTGCGGCCTCCATCGCCGACCATGCGCTCGCCGACTCGGCGTGCGCCATGATCCGTTCGAGCTGTCCTTCCTTCAACGACGCGACGTCGTCCTCGAGCTTCCCGACCCGCGACTCGACCCGTTCGATCCGCTGGTAGGAATCCGCGATCTTCGACACGGCGTCGGTGAGGAGAACCATCTGATCCTCCTGGTGGGCCATCCGTACCCCGATCCCCGGCAACGCCGGCCCGATTACCCGGCCCGTGATGGAATCCACGACGGGATCGCGTCCCAGGATCGCGTCACGCATCGCGACAGCCTCGAGGGCGAGGTTCCGCAGCCGTGGACGTACCCACTTCCACCACCCCGCCAACGCGGCAGTGACGCCAATCAGGGTCAGGGCCAACGTGGCGTACACCGAGAGGGCGTCAGCGCTCACCGTTCACTCCTTGTTCTTCGGCGCAGGGGCCGCGCCGAACCTTCTTCAAGGGTGCCACGCCCTGTCTGTCGATGCGGGCATCGAGCACGGCACGGCGTCTCATCACTGCTCCGCCGGGAACGTGATCCCGTCCAACGCGACCCAAGCGTTGTTCGCTGGAGCGATCATCCGCCCATCGGGAAGAAGCTGCACAACGACCGCGGCCCCATTGTTCGCAACCACATAGTGTTCGATCCCCGATGGCCGGTACCCCGAAGGGAGGGTGAACATCGTCGCCGAAACCGTTCCGAAGCGGATCAGTCCCTTCAGGTACACGACCCCGTTTCTCTTCAGATACTGCGGCGTGGAGTATCCACCGGGGGTGTAGTGCACCCACCCGTTCACGAGCGGGAGGTCGGTCCACGAGTCCTCACCGACCGCGCCCCCCACCACCCACGACCTGCCTGCAGCGACCATCAGCACCCGTTCGCCGACCAGCGCCGACCCTACCGCCTTGTACACCCGCGGCGACGCCGCACCCTCCCCGTCGAAATGCACCGTGTACCCGGCGGTCGTCTTCGCGGTGACCGTCGCGAGTCGTGTCGGCGCATCCTGACCGGGCGTCAGGTCCCGGACAGCGTCGACGATGGTGCGGACCACGTCGGTCACACCGTCACCACCCTCCGTGCCGTGTGCTTCATGACGCCTCCCGCCCGCAGCTCCATCTCCCACCCGGTCTCCCGGTAACGGTACGGGCCGTCACCGTAGTCGAACGTCACCACGTCGGAGTCGTCGTGTTGCGGCATCACACCGGTGGAGAACTCGATGGTCTCGTATTGCTGCGACGTCGCGTCGAGACGTTGCGCCACCTTCTCGTCGAGGGTGGTCTGGTCGGCGACCTCCCCGAGGGTGGTCTGGTCGAGGCTTTCCACGATGGACCGGCCGCGGCGGACGGTCGACAGCGGCGACAGGGGGTCGTCGTTCACGGCGACCGACCGCAACGGCGGCCGGTCAGGCTGGGACACGTACCCGACGATCACGTTCGGGACACGGAACAGGTCGAGGTTCGTGACCGTCCCTGGACGCACCAGCGACGCCGAGTCCAGGGAGTACGACCACAACACGGCTGCGTCGCCGGGTGGGACGTACGGGCCGGCGGTGGGCTGCCCGGTGGGGTCCATGCTCAACGTGGTGAAGTTGATCGCCGACAGGAGGTCGTTCACGATCCGCAGCTTCGTGGTGCCGGGCTCCCATTCCATCGCCGCGGGCAGGGTCTTCGACGTCACGGCGACCGTGTTCGTGGGGAACCCGGCCCCGACGAGGACGGTGTCGATCGCGGTCTTGTAGTTCGTGGCGGCGGCAACGATGTACCGGTCGGTGACCGAGTCCTCGACCACGACCTGCAGGAGGTCGTATCCAGTGACGGGGGTGGGGTCGGCGGGCATCGACGCGGTGCGCGCGGTTTGGGTGGTGGACAGCAGGAACGTCCCCAACGCCCACTCGTTCCAGCCGCCGTCAGGCATCCGCAGCCGCGCGTGCGCGCGGAGCCGGTCGCTCTGGTAGTCGAACGGGGTGGCGGGCGCGATAACGCCCTGCACGGTCCGTTTGATCTGGTCGGCGAGCGCGGCGTGGGTGACCCGCACCCCGGTCATGTTCACGTCCCCTAGCGACACGCCGGCCGAGGAGAGGCGTTCGTAACGGAACTCCCACGTACGGCCGCTGCCCTGCAACGCGGCAACGATCTCCGTCTGCGTGTACACCATCAGTCGGTCCGGTCGTCAGGGTTGTCGACGTGGGTGACGGTGAGGTCGACCTCGTACCCGTAGGCGGTGTCCTGGATGGTCGTCGCCTGCACGTAGGCGTACATCTTCCGGGCGCGGCGGTCGCGGTACAGCAGCAGTGTCCGTGACCGGAGCATCGTGACGAGGGCGTCGGCGTCGCCGCTGTCGAACTTCAATGACAGCCGCACCTTCAACACTTGTGACGCGGACGTCCCGAACTCGACCACGGGGAACGCGCGGCCGTCGTACTGGATCAGGTCCGCTTCGGGCTGGTACTCGTCAGACGCTTCTTCGCCGTTGAGGCGGAAGACGTGGACGTCGTCGGGTGCGGCGAGTGAGTGCATCACGACACCCTTCAACGTCACGGCGCCGGTCGCGGTGACCCAGGCGCTGGACGCGTTGCGGCCGTCGTCGGTGACGACCCGTACCCGCATCTGGTACAGCACCCCCGACGCGGGGCTGCGGTACGTGTACGACGACAGCGTCCCTGCCGTGGTGGCGACGAGGGCGCCGCCGCCAGTGTCGCCGTCACGGCGGACGTACACCTCGGTGGTGTCCACGGACGGTTCCCCCCCGGACGGGGCGGGGTTGGTGATGGTCGCCACCAGCGCATGGTCGAGGCCCACGGCGGCGACGTCTGCCGGGGCGAGGGTCAGCGTGGGGGTCGGCGGTGACAGGTGGGTGACGGTCAGCGACCCGGTCGACCCCCACTGCGACCACACGTACGCTGCTGAGCGGCGTGTCCTGACCCGCACCACCCGCGTCACCCCGGTGTCGGGGAACGGCACACCGGCGAGGGTCTGCGCAGTGCCCGACACTTCGCCGGTGTCGAACACGACCGTCGACCCGTCGAGTACCTGCACCTGGTAGGCAACCTGATCGGTCGGCGACGTCGACCATGTGACCGTCTCGGCGGGGTTGGTGATGGGGCTCGTGGGTGCCGACACGGTCGGAGTGGGTGACGTCGGCCCAGTCGAGAAGACCACACTGTCCGAAACAGGCGAGACCAGGGTACTGCTAAACGGCCTCCACGTCCTCTCGACCTCCCACGTCCCCGGAGTGAGAGTGTTCGCCGCGATCGTGGCCTGATTCAGGTCCGTGTTGGACTCGTCGTGGGTCCACGTCGACGCACCGTAGGGCCGATACCGGAACCGACACAAGGAAGCCGCAGGGCTCCCTGGCTCCGAGATCGACCATGTGACCGTCAACGACAGGTCAGACGCCACCAACGCACCATCCAACGGGTACGTGATGGTCACACTCTCAGCCACCGGTCACACCCCCTGACGCACAGCCGTCGCGAGCGGCGCCACCGCGCCCTCGATCTCCACCCGAACCATATCGGTCAACTCCCGCTCACCGATGAACACCCGCACCGAAGGCGCCGCGTTCGCGCCCGGCGGCAACGTCGACCGTCGTGCAGCCGCACCCAACAGCAACGGGTCCGCGTACACAGGAGGCGCCACCAACGCCGCCTTGCTGATCCGCGACGCCGCCCGCGACACCGTCGACGCCGTCGACTCGATCCCCTCCGCGAACCCCACACCCGTAAACACACCCACCTGATCCATCACCTGCGACGGGCTCTTGATCCTCAGCTCCTTCTTGATGGCCCGCACCATCCGCCGCGCGATCCGCTGCATCTGCTTCTCAAGCTGGCCCATCTTCGACTCGAGGCCGTCGATGAGCCCCTGCTGCGCAGCCACACCGGCGTCGTACATCGTCTGCGAGCTCTTCGCCTGGATCGACAACCCCACGGTCGCGATGTTCGCCTGCAGGGCGTTGATCCGTGCGATCGCCGCCGGCCCCCCCGCGAGGATCGCCGCTGCGACCTGCGCTGCGGCTTCCGGGCCGCGGGCGATCAACTGGTCCAACGCGTCCTGCGACAGCCCCGCCGCCGCGAGCTGGGAGATCGTCGCGTCGAACCCGACCGCGACGTTGTTCGCTGCCTCCAACGCGGCGATCACGGCGGCGCTGTTCGCTTCGACGTCGTCACCGAACTCGATGTCAGCGAGACTGCCACCCGCACCGGCGAGGGCGTCCTGCCGGGCCACCACCTCAGCGCGGGCAGCCTCGAACGCTTCAAGGTTCCGGCGTGCTTCCGCGAGGTCCCGCCCCAGCCGCTGGAAGTCCCGCGACAGCGGCAACAGCCGCCGGCGGGTCGCCTTCGCGGCCTTCAACGCACCCCGGTCCCCGATGTCCTCGAGCTGGCCCATCAGGGCGGCGAACGCTTCACGGACCTTCTTGCTGTTGGTGCCGATCCCGTCCGCGAACCGGCCGTTCAACAGCCGCGCGATCCGTTCCCCAGCGCGCGTGTCACCGAACGCCTTGACGGTCTTCTCGGCCTTCTCTCGCACCGCCTTCTCAGGCGACTCAGACGGCGCCTTCCCGCGACCCAGGATGCCCGACGCGATCCCGCCGCTCAGCTCGGCGCCGTAGTCGTACCCCAGGTCACGCGGCCCCCGCCCACCCTCGAGGGTCTGCCGCGGGTTGTAGCTCGACGGGTCCGGCCCCCCGCCAGACGACCGGCCCCTCGTGGGACTCTTCAACCCGCTGTACGTGTACGCCGTGTGGACGCGGATCTCATAGGTGCCGGCCGCGTCCTCCGACTCGCGCCGCAACCGGATGATCTTGTCGGTCTCCGCTTCCACACCGACAGCGTCGACGAGGGTGCGGACCTGCTTCGGGGTCAGGTTGTACCGCTTCGTCAACGTCTCGATCTGTCGGATCGTCAACGGCGCGTCGGTGGCCTGGATGAGGGCCTTGATCTGCCGGAAGTTCTGCAGCTCCTTGTACCGGCCGATGAGACGCAACGCGTCGGCGTTGGTCTGCGGGAGCCCGTTCGCTTCGACGCGGGTGCGGACTTCCTTCGGGAGCGCCCGGTACTGCTTGTTCGTCAACCCCAGGTCGTCGGCGAGCTGCCGCATCTGGCGGCGGTGGTCGATGATCTCCCGAGTGTTCGACGTGATCCGCTGCCCGAACGTGTCCGCCGCAACCCCGAGCTCGTCGAGAGGCTTCTTCGCAGCAAGGTACCTGGTCCGTGCCTCCTCGAGCCGCTTGTTCGCTTCCGACACCGACTCGCCTGACTTCTTCGTCTTCGACGTGTAGTCCGACGCCGCCGCCGCCGCCTCCGCGTACGCCGCCTGGGCGCGGTCGAGGCCGTCCTTCGCGGCGTCGGCGCGCTGCTGCTCCGCACGGATACCGCCACTCAACGCGTCGTTGACGATCTTCTGTGCGTTCGCGCGGCCCATCGTGGCCGACACGATCGTGTCGAGACTGACACCCAGGTCACGCAACGCCTGAACGTCCTTGTCGAGCTTCCCATCTTCGCCGATGAACGACGCCTCCACGGCCGCGCGGGCGGTACGCCCGTACCCGTTGATCACACCCTGCAACGCCTCGGCGAGGTCTTCGGCGTCACTCTTCGCGACCTCGAACCCCTTCGACCGGAGCAGCTCGATACGCGCTTCGGCGGCCTGTTCGCGGGTTTCCTTGAACGCCCCGATCACAGCCCCGAGCCCCAACCCGGCACCGGCGCCGACGAGAGCGCCGATGGGCCCGAACATCGCACCGATACCGGCACCACCGGCGGTGTTCTTCAACGCGCTGCTGAGGCTGTTCCCTTCGTTGCGGGCTTCGATGAGCCCCGACGTGAGGAGCCCGATCCCCGCCACCCCAGCCGCCTGCTTCGCGACCCCACCGAGGCGTGCGACACCAGACCGCAGCGCCGCACTACGGGTCTCCGCGTACGTCATCTCAGCATGCAACTGGCGGGTCTTCACGGCGGCGGTACTGATCCCCCCGGCCGCGACCGCAGCGCCGCGGGTCAACGTGCCGAACACGCCGACGAGGCGGCCGCCGATAGACAGCAGCGGCCCCGCAGCAGCGGCGGCAGCGACGAGCTGCAACACGAGCCGTTGTGTGGCCGGGTCGGCTTCCGCGAACGCGTCCGCGACCTTGATCACGCCGTCGACGAGAGGTTCGGCGGCGTCGAGGACCGCGACCAGCGCGGGCGCCAACCCTGCCCCGGTGCGTTCCGCGAGAACCTGCGCCTTCGCCTTCGCCTGGTCCATCGCGAACCCGGCCTCATTGACGCCGGTCGTCGCTTCCTTGAACGCCTTCCGGGTGGTGCCCTGCACGTCGCTCATCTGCTTGAGCTTCTTGCGGTAGTCGTCCTGCTGGGCGCCCGTCAGGGCGAGCGCCAACGTCTGGCCCTCGATGGACCCGATCATCGACTGCAGCGGCTTGTCGCTCTTCTTCGCGGCGTCGGTGAGGAACCCGACCGCCCCAGCGAGGCCCTTCTGCTTCACGAGCGCTTCGCCGCTCTGGTAGCCGGCTTCCTCCAACGCTTCCGCGGCGTCGGTGGTGGGTGCCGCGAGGGCCTGCAGCACCCCGCGGAGTTGGGTGGACACCTCAGCGGCGCCACCGGTGACACCGGTGAACGTCGCCATCGTCCCGAACAGTTCCTCCTGGGACACGTTCAGGGCCTTCGTCAACGGGGTGACACGGCCCACGCTGGCAGCCAGTTCAGGGAACGTGGTCTGACCGAGCCGCACCGTCGTCAACGCGAGGTCGCTGGCCTTCTTCACCGCCTTGGCGCTGGTGTCGCCGTACGCCTTCGTGACCGCCGACGTCAGGTTGATGGCGTCGGTCGTTGTCGCCAACCCGGCCCGGGCGGCGCGGGCGTTCACCTCGAGGATCTTCGTCGAGTCGGCGGTGTCACCGAACGCAGACACCACCTGATACAGGCCGTCCGTGAGGTCGCCGGTGCTCTTCCCCGTCTTGATCGCAAGGTCCTGCACGTCCTCGCCGAGATCCCGCACCCGAGCCTGCGAGCCGGGGATCAGGGTCGCGACGTTCGCCATGCCCTCGCTGAACTGCTTGAACGACAACACCGCCGCCGTACCGAGCCCGATGATCGGCAACGTGACCCCACGAGTGAGGGTCTTCCCTGCCGTGTCGAGACGCTGCGACGTGCTCTTCAACGACCCCGACAGGCTGTTGAGGGTCGACCCGACACCGGTGTCGTCGAGCCGGATGCGTGCGACGAGGTCTTCGAGCTGCGGCACGGCGGCGGTCCTTCCTAGGTCACATGTTCGCGAGCATCGCGAGGTCGGCGGCAGGGTTGCCGGACGTCTTCGGCTGCTCGGCCCGGTCGGGGTTGTTCAGGTCGACGTGGATGTCGCCGAGGGCGTGTAGCTTCGCGGGGGTCATGCGCCAGAACTCGGCGTCTGTGCGTCCGAAGGTGACGGTGGCGAGGTAGTACCAGACTCCCCAGGGGAGTCCTGCGTAGGGTCCACGGCATCGCCCTCGGCCTCAGCGGATGCGTCGGGGAACGACTGCGCGATCGCGGCGGTGACCTGGTCGGTGTAGTCGTTGACGTGCTTCGGGTCGAGCCACCCCCGCAGCACGTCAACGTCCGACAGGGCGCCACGGTCGCCGGCCGGTTCGACATGCTCCAGGCCGGCGGCGAGGAGCTTCGACACGGTGTTCATGAGGGCCCCGTATTCGCCGGACTCCAGTTCGGCGAACGCGCGGGCGAGGGTGCCGAAGTCGTCCTCGATCCGCATCAGCGACGAGAACGTGTACACGACGGTCACTTCGGTGCCGTCGATGAGGGTGATGGGTCGCCCGCGCTGCGCGATCACGGCGGCGGGGATGTGGGGTCGAGGCATGGGCTGCTCCTGGTGGGTTGAGCGCGACGGGTTGCGCCGCGTACCGGTCACGCCGCCCCCACCCGATGGGGCAGGTAGGGGCGACGTGCCCGACATTACCCGTCAGGCGCCGACGGCTCAGGCAGGCGCAGCGAGAGCCGCGGACGTCTCCCGGATCGCGTTGCCGACCCACTGGCCGGTCGACAGCAGCGGCACCGCGTTGAACTCCAGCGACGACGTCTTGTAGTCCTCCTCCTCGAGCCCCATCTCGGGGAAGCTCGAGGGGACCATCTTGTAGACGCTGAACGTCACGTCGCCGCCGATGGTGTCCGCGGCCACTGCCTGCGCGGTCAGGCCGACGTACGCGAGCTCGGTGTCACCGAGGAGGGTCCACGATGACACCTCGTTCGGGGTGGTGCCCGACGCGGCGGCGGCAGCGTCGGTGACGGCGCTGAGGATCTCCTGCGACATCCTCGCGAACGTCAGCGTCACCGACACGTCCCCGAGGGTCGAGTTGCTGTCGAGGAGACGGTTGTCACCGCGGAGACTGACGGTGTTGACGGTGCCGGTGATCGCGACCGTCTTCAGGCCCGGGACGTCGACGCCCGCGCCGTAGGTCGGCGAACCACCGGAGGGGTCCGCCGTGAGGGGGTAGATCTTCGCGTCCTTCGCGGCGAAAACCTTCGTGATCTTGCTGAGCGCCATGACCGGTCCCTTCGGTGATCGTGCGACGGTGGTCGCCGCATCGTCTGGTCAGCCGCGTCGGTTGCTCCCCTTGCGTACTCGCGAACTCAGGTGTCGACGACCTCCGCGCCGGCAACGTTGCCGAGGAGCAGCCGCTGCTCGGCGGGGGTCTTGACGGTGACGTGGCCGTCCTTGACCTTGAACTTCGCGACCACGTCGACACCGCGGGTGAAGACGATCTCGCCGCCCACCGTGTCGGGGACCTTCACCCGGCTGCCGTTCCCGGTGTCGTCGGGCTCCGGGTCGGTCTTCGTGTCTCGTGCCATCAGGCGTCCCTCCGCAAGGTGATCGTGATCGTGTGGTGCACGACGTTCGCTTCGTCTTCGACGATTCTGACATGCCCGTCGATCCGTATCCCGTACACCCGGACGGGCGCGCCGTCCGGGCCGTACACGAACGGGGGGGCGAGACGCAGCGCCCGCTTCAACCCGACGACCAGAGCATAGTTCTCCCCCGCCAGGCCGTTCGCGGCACGCCACGGCTCCCACAGGTGCACGAACATCAGCTCGGATTCGCCGTGGTCGGCGGTCGGGTCGCCGGTGTCGCCGTCACGTTCCTGCGTGGTTGCGACGTTCTCGTCGATCGTCACCACCGGCAGCCGGTCCTTCACAGGCTTCGCGTCACGGTACGCCGCGACCCCCAACCCAGCGGACTCGATGATCGTCTTGACGGCGCCGCTGCTTGTCACGCTCACCGCTGCACCTCCTGCGCGAGCATCCCCGCCGCCTGCGCGACCGCGGGTGTGAGGAACGGTTGGGCCCGCTGCTTGCTGGTCCCGAACTCGACGTACGGGGCGTACTTCACCGACGTCCCGACCTCGACGTAGAACCCCTTCCCGTCGCGGCCCTTCCGCATCACGATCGAGCTGCGGAGCCGGCCGGTGTCGACGGGACACAACGCCCGGGCGGTGCCCTGCACACGGAGCCCGACGCGTACGAGGTCGTCTTCGGTGTCGACCTGCATCTTCGCTACCGCCGTCTTCAGGGACCGCAGGAACGCGTCGGCGTCGAACGCGATCGCTCGCGTGACCCCGGACACGGCGACCCGGTTCCCTGCCGCCTGGGCGGCGATCGACGACCGGCTGCTCATGCCCTGATCCTCACCGGTTCACGGACGAACGGCGCGAGCATCGCGTCAGCCTCGAGGACACCGGTGGTGCGATACCGCACCCTCGCCTGCAGTGCGACGGCGTCGTCGGTGTCGTTGTCGGTGAACGGCGGCGCGGTGGGGACCACGTTCCCCTCAGGGTCGGCGACCGTGCCAGCGGCGGCACCGGCTTCGGTGTCGGCGTCGGAGGCCCGGATGTGGGCGGCGATGAGCGCCGTCGCAAGAGCAACATCGACAGGCGGGGACGTCCACCCGAACGACCCGACCACCACCACGGTCGGTTCGCGGCTGTGGGACAGGTTCGCCCACCCCCCGACCCACGGTTCGGCGCCGTACACGGTGATGTCAGCCCACGCGAGGTTGCCGTACAGGGTGATCGTGTCGTCGCCGCCGATCACTGTCGATGAGCTCACGATGTACGCGGTCGGGTCGACGGGTGTCGACGCGCCCAGCCACGTCACCGACGTCACCGCCTGGATGCGTTGCCGGACCCGGGCGACGCCGTCGCCGTCGACCCGCACCTGCCGTGTCTGGGTGGTGGGGGTGAACAGTTCCCCGGTGTACCGGGTGACACGGTCGCTCGCCTGCACGATCGCTTCACCGATCTCCGTGTCGGACCCGGTCGCGCCGGCGCTCTTCGCCTGATCGAGGGTGCAGTACTCAGCCATGCCGTCAGTCTCCCCTACGGGTGTCGTCGATGGGGCGGCGACGCGACGAACGGCCCGGCAGGGATCGCCCGCCGGGCCGTTCGTACGTCATGGTCAGGCTCGCGTGTCGTCGTCGAGCGGTTCGCGGGACTTCGACTTCCCACCGCTCCGCGTGGTCTTGCTGCCGGCGAGGACCGCGGCCATGTGGGGGCGGACCACGTCACCCTCAGCGACGAGGACATGCGACGCCCCCACCGGGATGGTGTCGGTGACGTTGCCGGCGTCGTCGACGTACTTCGTCGACGGGGCGATGCAGCCGGCTTCCCAGCCGACGCCGTTCGCGTACTCGCCTCGGACCTTCTCGGATCGTGCCATGTGTGTGTGCTCCTGTTCTCGCTGTGCTCGGATACCCGACCGGCCCGGGCCCGATAGCAGCGGGTCCGGGCCGGTCAGGCGGGTCAGGCGTCGACGAACGCGCCCTTGACGAACGCGGCGGGCCGCCACACCGTCAACGCGGCACGCATCTCGGCGAGCATCACCAGGATGTTCGCCGTGAAGTTCGTGCCGTGGGAGTCGGACATGAGGATGCGGACACCGTGCCGCTCCCACAGCGTCGCGCCCATCCGGAACGCGCCCACGAGGTACGACCCGACCGCGATCGCGGTCGTGACGACCACGGTCAGGCCCCACAGCCGCGGCGTGAGGGCGTTCTGCGGGTTCACGGTGACACGGAACATGCCGTTGTCGTCGGTGTCGAGCTCGATGTTCTGCCAGTCCGTGGGGTGCAGCACCGCCGTGTCGGGCATGTACTCCGAGATCTGCGCGACCGTGATGGCCTTGCGGATCGTGATGACTCGCGCTTCCGCGGCGCCGGGGGTGTAGGTCCCGATCCCCGACGTGTTCAGGATGCCGCGGAGGTTGGGGGCGGTGCCGTTGCCGTTGAGGATCTGCGCGTCGAGACGCAGCTCGAGGCCGTACGACAGGCGCCCGTTGATGTACCCGACGAGGGTGCTGTTGTCCTCCGCGGCCTGCCGGGTGATCGGCACCCAGTGGGCGATGGTGCGGACGGGCGCGGAGTCCTCGGTGAACGTGTACGTCGCCTCGGGCTTCGCGGCACCTTCGGCGACCTCAGCGGCGGCGCCGGTGTTGGCGGACTCGATGAGGTACGGCACGCTGCCCAGGTCGGTCGACTGCCGGTCGAGGAGGTCAGCGAGACGCAGCGCCCGGTCGGGGGTCGGGTCGACGATCCCGACGTACGGGTTCCGTGCCCCGTCGAACGCGGTGCCGGTGGAGTCGATCAGCGCACGGCTGTCGAGGTCGGGGAAGTCCACGGACGTGGTGCCCCGGGCTCCTCGGGCGAGGAACGCCTGCCAGTCGGCGTGTCGGCTGAACTGCTCGCCGACACTGACACGCCGCTGCGGACGGTCGTGGGTCCGGTCGTCGGTGTCACGGCTGCCGGTGCGCTGCTCGGGGTCGACGGACGTCGAGCCGCCGCCGGTGCCGGTCGCGGCTCCGACGAGGTCAGCGATCCGCGCACGAGCGGCGTCCATCGCACGCCGCTCCTCGTCCGGGTCCGGGACCGCAGCGAGCGCAGTGTTCACGCGGCCCGTCTCCTGGGCGAGGGCGTCGACACGGGTCGCGTCGGCGGCGGTGCCGTCAGCGCCGGTCAGGCGGGACGCGAGGCCCTGAGCCTCGGACCGCTGGTAGTTCTGCATCTGGGTGAGCTCGCTGCGGGTGAGCGTCTCGCCGTTGGTGAGGCGCAGAAGAAGCGCCTCGTACTGCTCGCGGGTCAGCATGACCTGTCTCCTGTGTTCGTGAGGTGAACGGGTGATGCTGCCCGATCTTCTCCCGCACGAGCAGCGAGGCGGGTCACTGTTGAGGGTACAGCAGGTGACCCGCCTCGGTCGTGGCACAGGTTGCGTTACGGCGTGGCGGTCACTCCTGGCTGTCGTTGTCGCGCTTGCCAGGTCACAGGAATCGCCGTCTCGCGTCGGGCCGCGAGTCCCAGCGTGACCCGCTCGCGCACGGTGGGCCTACCCCCTCGGCGACGAGTCGTTTCTTGCAGACGCGACACGAGTTGGGCTGCCACCACCTGAGCCCTACGCCACACCACCAGCACCGGCGCCTCATCTGATCGCGCGCCTGCGTCGGACCGGCACCAACAGCCGCACATCACACGTCAGATGATCACTACCCACATACCGTGACGACGCACGCGACGGACTCAGCCGCCGCGGCACCAACACCCCCAGCACACCGACACCGCGGTACAGCCGCCGCGACGACGCACGCATCCACGCCTTCCCGCGGTTCCAGTCACACCCCACCACCCCGCGCGCCAGCCGGGCCCGCGCGATGAACAGTCCCCGCGCGACCGGCGACGACGCCGGTGGGGCGTGGCCGGCGGTGAACCGGACCCCGAACGTACGCCCCGACACCAGCGGCCGGTCACGCACCCCACGACCCTCACGGGTCGCGACAGTGCCCCGCAGCTTCCGGGCCTTCGTGATCGGCTTGCGGGACAGGATGCCCACCCCAGCGTCGGGGGACCCGCGGTCGCCGTACTGCAGGGCGTACAGGCCGCGGCGGGCGGCAATGTGTTCGAGGTCGGCCCACGCGATCTCGCACAGCAGCCACACGTCCACGGAACCCCACCGCGACCGCCGCACGATTGCTTTCTCGATCTCGTCCTGCGGGCGCCGTTCGGAGACCCCCTGGGCGTTGACGACCCGCACGACCACAACCCGGACGCCCGGGACGCCCGCCAGGGCGGCGGTGAGAGCGAACGGGTTGAACCTCACGACACGCCGTCCCGAAGTCGACGAACTTCACCGATCAGCGCAGCGATCACGTCCCGCTCGTGGTAGCACGGGCGGGTGTCCTCGACGATCTCGGCGCCCTCCCATCCGCCGCGTTCGGGGTCGCCTTCCCTGATGAGAATCTCGTTCGGGTCGCGCCCTACCGCGCCGGCCAGGAAGTCGAGCAGCTCACTCAGGGAGTAGTCGGCCCCCACCAGCCAAGGCCCTTCGTCGGCTGAGTCGCTGAGCTTGCTGTCCGGGCGTTCGTAGGTGAGTGCTCCGCCCATCGCGTGTTCGACCGCCAGCAGTGTGGCGTCGTCGACAGGGAACGGGGGGAGCACTTCGCCGGTGTTCTCGTGGCTGCTCACAGCGTCAGCAGTCGCGCTCGGGCGGCGGCGATCCGCCGCTGCAACGCGTCCGCCTCAGCGTTGCGGCGGTCGGCCTCACCCTGCGCGCCCGGCACCCACCCACGCACAGCAGTGAGCTGCGACCCCGGCACCGACGCCATGCGGGCAGTGATCTGCGAACCCTCCACCAGCCGCGCCGCCGTGATGAGGTCTTCGTCGTCGACGTCGGACTGCAGCCACACGAACCCGTTCGACAACTCGGACGCGCTGCCGCTCTTCGCGCGCACCCGAGCATCCTGCCCGGCCTGCGTGTCGTCGTACGCGCCAGAGATCCACAGCCCCTCGTTGCCGCGCTCCTCGGCGGTAAACGTCCCGATCGGCTTCGTCGGGTCGTGCATGTCGAGCAGCGCGTACAGCCGCTCGTCGAGGCCGCCCTCGATGAAACAGCCCGGGGCGAATGTGGTGCCGTAGCTGTCGCGGACGTTGAACCGGCACAGGAACCCCTCGAACTCGCCTGAGGTGGTCGCGGCGGCGCGGAGGTCGATGCCGCCTTCGGTGGTCGGTGTCGCGAGGCGGGTCGCGAACGTCCCGGTCAGTGTGCTCATCGTGCATCCCTCTCGTACAGCAGCGGCTCGATCTCTTCCGAGTGTCCCACGACGAACCCGAACGGCAGCGACGACCGGCGCGGCGGAGCGTCGTCTGTGTCGGGGAACTCGCACACCTGAGAGACCGGCCCCCCGCTGAGTGCAGCACGCGCGCCTTCGTAGCCGCTTTCGTAGCGCGCCGACAGGTGACCGCTCCGACGACCCATCACGCTTCCCTCTCGTCGAGTAGCAGGATCTCGTCGTCCACTGTCGCGGCGACGTCCCTCCCGTCCAACGTGATCGCTACACCCCCGTCGCGGGTGAAGTCACGCCGATGCCCGCCGTACCTGACCGGCTCCCCCCCAGCATGCGACACGAGCCTGCCGACGTGCGACGGCTGCAGGTCCCCGACCCGCTCAACCGTCCGCCTACGTGCCCGGGCCGTCTCCCACGCGTCAGCGAGCAGCAGCCGGCGGGTCGCGTCGACCTGCTCCCGCGCCGCGGTCTCGAGGACCGCTTCGGCGTCAGCGACCGCGAACAGTTCCTCACACGGCGACGCGGGGTCGTACCGGTAGCGGACACCCTTCTCACTGCGGGCCCGGCCGGCGTCGTCGTAGGTGACGACCTTCCGGGGCTTCTCGACCACGAGGCGGTAGATCGCGGTGAGCTTGTCGGTGACGCTGCCCGTGGTGGGGATGATGAGCCCGCCGGTGGTTGCGCCGCTACGGTCGAGGTTGAAGGTGAGGGTGGCGGGTGGTTCGTCGTTGAACTCGAGGCGGCCGGTGGTGCCGGTCCAGGGGCCCCCGAGGAGCTGGGCGCTGATCTCAGGCATCGGTATCGCCTTCCTCTTGGTAGGGCGCGAGCGGCACGAGCAGTTCGCCGGGATCGACCCCCCGGGCGATCAGGTCGTCGCGCTCCGACGCGAGGCGCCGTCCCTGCTCGAGCAGGGAGCCGCGATCGATCGGGCGTACGTCGACCTGTAGGAGCACGAGCACAAGGTCGGCGCCGCACTCGTCGCACGTCACGACATCGCAGGCCTCACGGCAGACGGCCGCCGGTTCGTGTGCGTGGACGATCTTCCCAAACGCGTACGCCACGCGGTGCTCGTCCCCGTCACGCTCCAACCCCCGAGCGGCGAGGGTGGCGGGGAGGCTGTCCAGGGTGTGCGCGATCAGGCTGTCGAGCTGCGCCTGGTTGCGGTACAGCTTCGCGGCGATCGGCAACACCACGTCGTACGTGTCGCCGGTCATGCTTCGCGCCCCGCTGTCTCGATGCTGTCGAGCAGGTCGAGAGTCACGCCGTTGTAGTCGGCCTCACAGTGCCGGTCCATCCATCCGATCGCGTAGCCCGCGCGGACGGCAAGCAGCCGCGTCTCGTGCGGGCGGGGTGTCGGCTGTGGAGTGCCACCGCTCTCGCTGAGCGCGGTGCATCGTTCGCCCGCTCGCGCCTCGCAGCGCGGGCAGACGATGGTCGCGACAGCGACGGCCTCAACTCGAGTCAGCTCAGCCATGTCGTTCACGCCCTCTCGGCGCGCTCGCGGGCGGCCTGCCTGACGTCGATCTCGGGGATCGTCTCGGTGTGGTTCTCGGGGAGGTCGGGGTGCTGGGCGAGGTAGTCACGCCGCGCCACCGCAGCGTCGATGATCGGCTGCAGCGCGTCGAGCTCGGCGGTCAACGCGGCGTGCTTCGCCTGCAGCTTGTCGACGCGGCGCTGCTCGACCCCCAGCGCCGCGGTGGCCTTCTCGGCTGGAGTCTTGAGTGTGCGGGTCTTCGGCATGGATCTGCTCCCTACTCAGTTGTGGCGTGTTACGTTCCGTGTCACAGTATCACGCTGGTGTAACCTTTGCCCATGTCTAACATACGCGAAAGGTGGGAGTCCAAAGTCTCCCGCACACCGACATGCTGGCTATGGACCGGCGCTATCGGCACCCACGGCTACGGCGTCATCCGGGGAGAGTCCGGACGGACCATGCTTGCGCATCGACTCTCCTACGAACTGCATGTCGGACCTACTCCGAGCCACCTCGATCACACCTGTTCAAATCGGCGCTGCGTAAACCCCGACCACCTAGAGCCGGTCACGCCCGCTGAGAACAACCGCCGCACCCGCGAACGCGGTCGTCACTCCAACCAGAACCGCAAAAAGGTCGGGTGTGGCAAGCCGGGTCATCCAGAGTCGTACGACGAGCGCGCCAGCGACGGGGCTCGCCAGTGCAGCGAGTGCCGTCGTGAACGCCTACGCCGCTGGCGGTCTCGTCAGTCGACCTCGAACTGAACCGAGCAGCGGCACGAGATCGTTTCTTCGGCGGGCCCTTCGCCTGGGCAAAGGCAGCCGTTGGAGAACCGCGCGCCTAGGTCAACGAGCCGTTCGCCGTGTGCCGCGACATGTGAGTCCCGAGTCCGCTGATCCCCTGTCGCGAGCCAGATCTTCGCGGTGACTACGCCCGACTCCTGAGCCGTGATGAGGGATGACCGATTGAAACCCCCGACAACTTCGGTGCGGGCGATCGTCTGCGCCCGCCACGACGACAGGTCAGTGAACACCGACCGCACCCGCGCCGCCAGCTCGTCGACGCTCTCCCCGTTCGCGACACCCTCGAGCAGCACCCGATCCTCCAACACGGTGCGGGTGGTGTCGGTGATCTGCCCGGCGAGCTCGTCGAGACGTTCATCCATGCGGTCCAACACGGCGGGCTCGAACACGTCGAACCCGATGCCGAGCATCTGCGCGGTGGTGGTGCCGCCACGAACCCACACGTCGTGGAGGAACGCTTCGACGGTGTCGCGGGTGAGCTGGGCGCCGCGTTCGGCGTCGAGGAGGTCGTCGACCTGGGCCCGCACTGCGGCGACGGCGCCGAGTAGGTCGCGCTCGTCGACGTTGTCGGGGTCGGCGCGCAGGATCGCGAGCCCGGCGACAGCGTCGTCAAGGGTCTTTCGCTTCGCCGCCCACGACCCTGAGCGCCCGTACAGCTTGTGGAGGTTCTGCAACACGATCTGCTCCTGACGGCCCGCGAGACGCCGCACCGCACGCACACCCACCCGCTCCAGGACGTCGTACTCATGCTGGGCGTCGTCGAACGACAACCCCGCACGACGTGCCGGCGCCGCGACAGGAAGCGCCAGCAGCGGTGTCTTCTCCCCAGCCGTGAGGGGCCCGAGGCGGATGCCTTCGAGCTGCCGCGCCCCAGGGTCAACAGCCAACAACGCCGCCTGCGCCCGCAGGTGCACCATCGCCCGGTACGCCGTCAACGTCACCTCACCCGCGCCACCGGGGAGGGCGTCAAGGCCGTACTGTGCGCGGGCTTCGTCGATCGTCATCACGTCCACGACCGTCGCCTCGTTGACGCGCTTCGCCTTGCTGTCTTCGTTCTCCTGCAACGCCGGCACGTCGTCGGTGTTGAACCGTGCCCGCTCCCCCACCACCAGCAGTTGCCGGGCCAGTTCCCCGGCGACGATCTCCAACTTCGGGATGATCGTGTCCGACCACAGAGTTGAGCGGGCGGCCGCACGGTTCTCGTACGTCGCACCACCGAGCAGGTAGTCCTTCGGGACACCCAGCGCGACGGTGATCTCTTCCCATGCGGTGCGGCGGGTGTCGAGCCACCCCAGCTCTGCGGGGGTGAGGCTCATCCGCTCCACCTTCGCCGGGGTCGCCGACGACACGAACAACGTCCGGCCGGCGTTGTGGGCACCCTCGATCCGCGACCGGTACGCGGCCACCGTCTCCTCGTGCTGCTCCTCCTCGAGGTCGCCGAGGTAGACGACCGCGGTGGGGCGGGCGCCGTTCTCCAGTTCCCCGAGCTGCCACGCCCGCGCGTACGCGTCAAGCTTCACCGCATGCGCCGCGGCGGCGAGGGGTGACAGGCTGCCCCATTCGTTCTCGGCGTCGGGATACCGAAGCCACAGCACCTCCGACGCCAGCAACGGAACCCGCTGCCCGCCGACGTCGACGACGAACCCGACCACCTCGCCGGCGAGGTTCTTGTCGACGACGACGGTCACGTCCCCGAAGATCGGCCACATCCCCACCGGTTCCGCAGCGGTGCCGTTGTCGCCGCGGTCCAGGTACACGAACGTCTCGCCGCGCGTTTCGAGGCGCTGCCACAGGTACTCACCGAACGTGCGACCCGACAGCAGCGGGTTGGGGTTGGCCCACAGCCGCGACAGCCAGTGCCCCTCGACGACTTCGTCGCTATCCAGGAGTACGTCTAGCCGAAGACTGGACGCGTTCGACGTGATCGCAGTGATCGACCGGTACGCCAACGCCGACGCCGACCAGCCCTTCTCGCTGCGCGTCAACCGCATCGTGGTCTGTGACGTCGACGTGAACGACACCGGCCGTGTCATACGGGTCTGCACGGCGGCCTTCGCGAGACGCCCGATGACCCGCTCAGCGAGGGTGCGTCGCGGTGGGGTGGGCGTGTCGCCCGTGGTCGCGTTGACGCGGTCGGCGACGTCGCTCATGTGATGTTCCCTTTCAGCCTGCGACAGACGACCAGCCGCCGCCTGTCCGCTTCACGAGCAGGTAGGTGATCGCCCACACTGCCGCGTCCATCCTGTCGGGTGAGTCCTTGTCGTCGGGTGTCCATGTCGTCAACTGGTCCTCGAGGTCGACGAGCCCAGCAACGTGGTGTACGCGTGTCGGGCGCAAAGGTCCGAGGTCGGTGTCGACGTTGCCGTACAACGCGGCCACCGGCTCGGCTCGCACCTTCTTCCCTCTGCTCGCACGTACAGCACGATAGGGGACCGACCCCCGTTCGCTGCGCTCCACCGCCGACGCGACAGTGTCTTCGACGAGGTCACCGCCGTTGTTGACCTCCGCGACAACCGCGTCGGCGTCGAAGTGGTCGAACGCCTGCAACGCCTTGTCGGCCCACCCGCGCGGCGAATACCGGCCACTGTAGTCGCCCAGGACGAACGCGTGCGGCGACGACACCGGCCCACAAATCGGGCACTCGTCACGGCGGGTACGGCCAGCGACCACGATCCCTGTCTCGTCGGACTCTTCGGTGTTCGTGACCGCAGGGTCGACAGCGACGACAACACGCGCCAACGTCTTCGCGATGAGCAGCGGGTCCGCCGCACGAGCCCGCGCCTGCTCTAACAGCTTGTACGTCCACATCGCCCCTTCGGTGTCGCGGAGGATCTCACCGTCGAGTTCCTGCCGTCCGGTGCGGGTGCCGGCGTACTTCTCTTCGTACTTCTGGCGGGTGCGGGTGTCGAGGTGGATGGCGTCTCGGGTACGGCCGCGGGTGACGACCACGTCGGGGTCGTCGTCGACGAGCTGCAGGATCGGCTTCCGCACCTTCGGGGTGGTGGACGCGACGACCGCGGCACGGGGCCCGATACGCAACCCGAGGCGGGAGTGTTCCATGCACTCGTCGAGTCGCCGCCACGCAGCGAGCTCTTCCCACCATGCGAGGCACCGGTTGCCGCCGGCACGCAACCGTTCGACGTCTTCGGGTGTGGATGCGCCGAACACTTTCGCGAGCGCGCCCGGCTCACCTGGGCGTACTGGCGGGAACCGGACGAACGTGCCACCAGCAGACGACCACACCTTGCAGCCGGGGAAGTGTGTCGCGAGCCCGGATGGGCCGTTCACACACGACTCGACGGTGTCGCCGAGTGTGGGGCCGATGATCGCGATCCGGTGGCCGCCGGGCAACCGTGGGTCGCAGGCGGGGCCGCGGACGTGGTCGGCGACGTACTGGGCGGCGCCGTCTGTTTTCCCTGTTCCTCGGCCGCCGATGAGGAGCCACAGCTCCTGTGGTCCGAGGGCGCGAAGGGGGAGGCCGTGGCAGCGTTCGTCACAGACGCGGTCGCCGTCTGGGTGTTCGTGGGGTCGCTGCCACGGGTACGGCTTCCACGCGACGCGGCGTTGGGTGTCGGCGAGGCGGCGGAGTTTCGCGGCGAGGTCGGCTTTGGTGGTGTCGTCGAGGTCGTGCCAGTCGCCGGGGAGCTCGACCGGTTCGGCGGTCAATGCCAGCTCCGTACACCCGGCACAGGCCGCGGGGCAGAGCGCGGCGGCGGCGGCGGGACCATCACGGGGCCCCAAGGGTCGCAGCGCTCACAGACCCCGCGACCATGCGTGCACCCGTCTCGGTTTGCCGGAGGTCGGGGTGGCACGGTCACGCTCTCGAGGCACGTCTCACACAGGTGCCCGACGAGCTCGTCGGTGATGACGAGTCTGACTTCGACGGGTACGCACTGGTGCAGCGGCGCGAGACGTTTCGGTCGGATGCCCACGGCTCAGACCCTACGCGCGCGTCGGCGTTGCTTCCCTGGGCGCGACCGGTCACGCGACGCACCCCGCACCGTGACACCTCGCTCAGGGATCAGCTCGACGATCTGCTGCGCCCGCACAGCGGCGTCAAGCCGTGCGGCGCGTTCGACCTCTCGACGGTCACGCACGACGACCCGCCACCGAACGAACAGTGCGACCAGCAGGGCGCTCAGGATGATGAGCACCGCCATGTCGGCGCGGCTCATCGGGGCGGGACCGGTAGACGCAGCTCAACCTCGAGCCTCTCAGCGAACCCGTCTGCTACATCGGCGAACGCCTGCGCAAGCGGCGACGCCTGACCAGACCTGACCGCCTCCAACTCGAACAGCTCCGCCTCCACACCCAGGTTCGGGTGCACCATCCGAAGGTCCGCACCCTCAAGGATCGGACCCACGTCCGCACGCCGGCAGCCCGTGCAGACACTCGACATCGCGTTCCCGTTGATGCGCACCACCGCTTCGGTGCCCCCACAGTCAGGACACGCCACGTCGGTGGTGTTGACGATCTCGGTCATGGGGTAATCGTACGCCCGTTCGGTGTGTTACGGGCTGTCACACACCGGGGCTTGTGTCACGTTTCGTGTGACGGGTGGCGTGGGGTTACCCGTGCTGGATCTCCTGACAGTCCAAGCACACCAGGGTCTGGTCTGTCCCGCGGTTGTTGAGCTCGGACGTGCTGAGCCAACAGCACGAGCAGCCCGCGATCGCCCGTTCGAGTCCGATGTCGGCGACGAGCGCAGCGAAAGCGACGGCGCCGGGCTTGCTGCCAGGAAGGAACACGAGCGCGTCGTCGTCGTACTCGCCGCGTCGCATCGTCCACTCTTGACACAGGGTCACGTCCGGGTTTCCGACCGTGCTCGGCTCGTGTCGTGTCATGGCGCCTGCTCTTGACTGGTGTCGTCGTGTGACGGCGGGTCGAACCATCCGGTGGTGTACTCCTCGCCCCACTCGCGGACAGACCGGTGTCGGTGGGCGCCCGGATGTCCGAGCTCGCGGGTGCAGCGCAGCAGGGTCTCGAGGTTGATCGGGCGCCGGTAGACGTTACGGCCGCTCTGGAAGCCGTAGATCATGAAGCGGCGTAGGGCCTCGCAGCGTTCGACGGGCCACCCGAACTCGTGGCCGTCGAGCCTGCCTAGGTGGAAGCCGTCGTGTCCGGCTGGCAGTGTGCAGGGCACGCCGTTCGTGGTGATGTGGTCGGGTGTCGATCCGCACTCGTCGTTCATGGTGTCTCCTCCTGAGGGCATCGTGGTGCCCACGGCTCCGGTCGGGCGGTCTTCTTCAGGTACAGCGGGTGTCGAGGATGGCCGTCCTTCGTCTCCCCGAGCGCGCACAGATTGGCTCCCGCGGCGGTGGCCATCCGGACTGTTACGTCGACCCTGTCGGGCTTGGCGTTCCCTCCCCACGCTGCGATGACGATGCGCCTGCTTTCCATCACGTCGAACAGGTGGCGGTCGTTGTCCGGACCGACCGGGTCGTCGACCTGCCACAGGACGCGAGGGTCGGTCGCCCGGAAGGCGTACAGGTTGACCACCACCAGGCCGGCGTAGCCGAGTTTCTCGGCGAACCCGATGCAGCGCCTGATCGTCGGGTCGTCCTGCTCTGCGTCAGCGGTGGACGGGTTGAGCATCACGAACGGGAGGATCAGGCCGCTCTCGCGCCACAGCCGCCCGAGGCGGTAGCGGTATCGGCCGTCGTCGGACAGCACCGCCCAGCTCGACATCATGGTTTCTGCTCCTGAGGGGTGTCGCCGAGAGCGAGCGGAGGTGTGCTGTCGAGGACGGCTCGGATAGCGGCGGCGGCATCGTCGGGCGTCCCCTGAACCTTGGGGCGAGGGCTTTCCCACTCCGAGCAGAGCGCCTCCACGGCCTCCGCGGTCGCCTGGAGGCGCTCGACCTCGACGGCCAGCCGGTCACGCTCGGCCTGCACCGACGCGAGGCGGTCAGCAAGCCAGTTCGAGACGTCTACCGCGATCCAGTCGCTCCCGATGTCGTTGCGGTGGGGTATCTGCACCCACGCCTTGCCTTGGGCTGGATGGTCTACGAGTCGAGCCCGCGTCTCTGCGTCACCCTCGGCGGGCGGGGGCGTGACCTCGGCGTCCGGGGCGACGGGAGGTATTGGCGGAGCGAACGGGAGTGGCCCCGATGGGTTGATGGGCGGCGCGTGGAGCCGCTCGTCTACCCTGGTGTCGTCGGCGGCGCTGTCGGGCGTGGGGTCGGCAGGATGAGCGGCGAGGACAATCGCCGTCAGAGTCCGGTCCAACCACTCCGGGGTTTGCTGGGAGTAGCGGACGAGGTGCTGCCACCCGAACACGCGACGGGCGCGCTCCACGGCCTCTCGCAGGCCCGGCGACGCGGGCTCGGCCATCTCGTTCATGCTGGTGCTCCTGTCGGGTTATCGGATGATCGTAGGAACGCATTGCGGTCCTCTTGTAGGACACGCGCCGCCGCGGCGAGGTCGGATGCGGGGGCCCGAAGGGCGAGCCTGAGTTCGAGGTCAGTTGGTGGGCCCTCTGTCCATCGACGGATAGCCCCGGCGTCTCGGATGGCGACGATGTCCGCTAGTCGCTCGTCGCGGCGGACCGGATAGACCCACCTGTCTTTGACGGCCTGTCTGGTGACGCCGTCCCACGACCCGAGGCCGGTCGGCGGCGGGCGGAGTCGGTGCCATGTCGGCGCCCACAGGTAGTTGCACGCTCGGTAGAGCTCGCCGCGATGGCCAGCGCTTGGGTCGCTGTACGACAGGAGGGTTGTGACCCCGGGGAAGAGTTGCCGGATGAGTCTGACGGCGGCTCCGTGGGATCGACTACCAGCATTGACACCTGCCGCGGGGGTGAGACACCAGCGGGAGAGTTCCAGAAAGGTTCCATCGCTGGGCATACGGCGCGACGTGGGGGAGCGCCAGACGAGGGCGGCCACCGGGTCACCGGACTGGTCACGGGCAGCCATTATCAACCGTCCTCCCTTGAGGGGACCTAGGTAGTGCTCTCTGCGAAGAAGAGCACTGATGTCGGCTGCTTCGGCGACAGCCCACGTCAAGCCCGCCCGGTCGGTGACCGAGGGGGCACGCGTCGATAGCGGGGACATGCCGGTGTGGTCCTGTCGGGTTATCGGATGGTCAGGGCAGCCAGGACAGCCACCGCGCAGGCGACTGCGAGGATCAGCACGGCCGGGACCGCGCTGGGTCGCGGCGCCGGCTGTCGTGGGCGGGCGAGGCGGGGGTGCCGGTTCACGCCGCTCACGACTCCACCCCGTCCCGCTTGAGGGTCGGGTCGACCAGCGTGTCCCAGCCGGTGCGGACGCCGCCGCCTCCGATCTGGAGCCACCTGTCACCGTCGTGCACCCACCTGAAGACGGGGCCGCCCCCTGTGAGGCTGGCTTCGACGATGCCCCATTGTCCGGGCTCGTCGATGCGGGCGGGCTTCTGCGGCCACGTCTCCTCAACGTACGCCCGCAACGCCGCCCGCAGTCGGTCGTGTGTGAATGCCCCGAGGGCGGCGTCGATCAGTTCAGACAGCCGATCGAGCGCGTAGTCGTTCTCGGGGTCGATCTTCGCCCACGGACGCACCCCCGTGATCGGCCCGTCTTCCTCGCGGATTCGGCCATACTTCGGGGTCACCCACTCCCCGGCGTCGCCGTCGTAGTAGCAACCCCCGTAGACGCACTTCACGCCGTCCCTGGTGGTGAGGGTGATGTCGGCGACCATGCCGGGCACCCACATGCTGCGGTCAATATCAGTCATGACTTGCTCTCCTCGGTGTCATCGAGCTGCAACAGCCCGACCTCGAGCCGTGCGGCTGCGAGGGCGTTCAACGCGTCGTGTGCCCGGCGGGCCGCCACCGACGCACGCGTCACCGCGCCGGCGGGTTCGCGGTCGAGGTCGCGCACGAGGAGGAGGGGGTTCAACTCTCGTGCCGCCTCGTCGATCTTCGCGGCGATCTTCTCCAACCGGTCGCTGCTGCTCATGACCACCACTCCTGGTCCCGTTCGACCTGCGCGGCGACCTCGCCGTCACGACGCACGGCGGCGCGGTGGGCCCGCACCGTGTGGACGCGGTCGAGGGTGCGGCGGCGGTCGGTCGCGGCACGGTGGGCGTGGACGATGTCGACGAACTCGGCGCGGAGGTCGCGGCCCTGGGCGAGGGCGTCGGCGATCTCGGTGCGGACGCGGTCGTCTTCGGCGGGGTTGGGGGGTTCGTGGGGGTCGTAGCCGCGGGTGATTGCGGCGTCGAGCTTAGATTCGTGGGTGATGTCGTACATGGTTCAGGCTCCCTGGTTGGTGCGTCGGATGATCTCGGCGTCGATGAGGTTCCGCTGACCGCGTAGGTCTTCGAGGTCGTCGGCTACGCAACGCGTGTCTGACTCTGTGGCGAAGCGTCCGCGAGCGATGTGCATCTGGTGGGTGAGGCTGTACGCGGCCCGCAGCAGCGCGGGGGTTGAGGTTGCACTGAGTTGGGCGTCCGCCTCGCTGATCTGTGTCATGACACGTACGTTACGCCCACCGTCATGACACGTCAAGCGGTTCACTCCACCAACCTCACCAACCCCTCCGACTGCAACTGCTCCACCAACGCCTCAATCTCAGCGTCAAGCTGCGACTGCACCCGCGCATCCACCCTCACCGGCGCATCCAGCCCCAGCATCTTCACCCGCCGATCGATACACGACAGCACCACCTTCGCGGCCTTCTCGCTCACCAAGATCGACCCCGACAACGCCCGCTCCCAATGCGCAGCCTGGAGCTCGTCAAGCCGCTGCAGCTCGAGCTCACGCAACTCCTCGGCCTTCGCGTCCCGCAACGGCACCGCCTCCTGCAGCGCTTCCTTGCGGACCCGGTAGACCGTCGACTTACTCAACCCCACCTCTTCGGCGATCGTGTCTGACGACTCGCCCTTGATCCACATCTCGAGGATGCGGGCCTGCTGTTCGGCTTTCACGAGGGGGTCGCGGCGTTGCCGGCGGGACGCGGCGCCCTTCCGGCTCTTCGCGACAGCCTTCTGCCTGGGCGTGGCGGTGTCGGTCTGCTCACCCATTCTGCTCGCCCCTCCTCACTACGCGCTCAGTGGCTCACTCTGCGAGTGTATGCGGCGCTGCTTGGCCTTGCTGATCCGCTTTGACCGACGGTGTGAGTCTCGTGCGCACGGCGGGCACATACGCGCTGCACCCTTCAGGGCGTTGCCACACCGACACAGCCGCGGCACGAGTCGGCCGACATGCTGCCACCCTTCGGCCCGGTTGCCGTTCGACGTACGGCATGGCTCGTCCACCCTCGCCGGACACGATAGGCAGGCGTACAACTCATGCATGTCACGATGCTGGCGCTGCGGCAGTGTTGGCAGATCCAAGGCGGGAGCGTCTGGTTCTCCCTGCTCCCATACCTGCACTCCGCTGTGGGTCGTGACCCACCTTCCGCCTTCAAGGGCGTCAGTGGTCATGACAGGATCACCGACGCCGTGACCACCACGAGGACGAGGTCGGCGTGTTCGACGCTGCACTGGTCGTAGGCGACGAACGCGGTCGGCTCCGCACCCTCCGCGATCGTGGCGTGCCCGACTGTGGCGGTCATGCCGTGGGGTGTGACGGTGGCGTTGTCGACGTCGACGGGTTCCCCGGTCTGCTGTCCGTGGCGGCGCATCATGGCACCGATGTGCACGAGCAGCGCTTTGCGTTGCTCGACGTCGGCCCACACGTAGGCGGGTACGACGACCTGGTGCGCGTACTGCGGCCCGGCGTTCACTGGTCGCCCTCAAACCACGAGATCGCGTTGACGTTCACCCAGGGGACGACTCGGCGAACCACTTCCCCGTCTGCCTCTTCACGCGTGGTGATCGCGGCAGGCTGCTCGTGGTCGTCGAGGACGAGCCCGGTCAGTTCGCCCTTCAGGGCGCAGGTGAGTGTGTCCTTGAAGTCGATGGTGACCTGCTCCCCGAGGGGGAGGACGCTGTACCACAGGGGCATCTCGTCGCCGTGCACGTCGGGTTCGGGGTCGTCGCCAGTGTTGCTCCACTGCACCGGCATGACGATGCCCGAGTAGTTGATGTCGCCCAGGTGGACGCCGTCGTGGCCGGGCGGCCGGATGCACACGGCCGACTGTCCATCAACAGTCCGCGTGGCTCCGCAATCGTCGATGTTGCTCATGATGGGTTGCTCCCTCTACAGGTCTTCGGTGGTTGGTTCAGGTGACACCAGGATGCCGCACTCCCCGCAGCGTCTGCCCTGCTGGTGGGTTGCCTTGCACGCCCGCTGCCGGGCCCGCAACGCTACCTCGATGGTCCGTTCTGTCATGCCGGTGCGGGTG